ATTCCCCGCAGGGGTTTTTCGGAAAAACACTTTCATATGCTGTGGACTTGGGATGAAACCAACACCTCTCCAAAACTGAATTTGGTGCGTTCAGTCTCCTTTCAAGCATAGCATAACTACTCACATTCTGAGTCCATAGCATATGAAAGTGTTTGTAAAGTCTAGACAATCTAAGCAAAGGAGGAATCTTGGCAAGAGCGAAGAAGCGATTAGCACCGGCTTTGACGCCAGAGGCCAGGGAAAAGCAACTTATATCCTACGCTATAGATTTGGCTGAGCAACAAATCCTTGATGGAACAGCATCGTCTCAAGTTATTTGTCATTATCTAAAACTTGGATCGACCAGACAAAAGTTAGAGAACGAAAAGCTTGTCCAAGAGAACGAATTGCTCAAAGCAAAGACTGAATCTCTCGAAGCGTCAAGAAGTTCGGAAGCATTGTATCAACAAGCTCTCGATGCTATGCGCAGTTATAGTGGAATTCAATCCGAAGACGATCCGTATGATTAGATCATATTCTGAGATGATGAAACTTGAGTCATACGAAGATCGTTTAGCATATTTGTCACTTGGCGGAATCGTATCACACCCAACATTTGGCGGAAGTAGATATTTAAACCAAGCTCTATACCGATCATACGAATGGCGAGCATTTCGTAACGACATAATAATTAGAGATAATGGTTGTGATCTAGCATGTGAGGATTTTCCAATCAACGACAAGATCTTAATTCATCATATTAATCCGCTAACTCTTGACGACATCAAGCAAAGATCTAGAAACATATTTGATCCAGACAATGTTGTGTGTGTAAGTCATCTGACTCACGAAGCAATTCATTATGGAACAGAGATTTTGAATAGATCAATAGTTGACAGAACGCCAAATGACACAACACTTTGGAAGTAGGTGAATCTATTACATGTTCTCTAATACGGCGACTCCTTGGTACTATGGAGACTTCCGCGAAAAAGTTATTAACGGTGAAATTCCGGTTAACAAAGAGATCGTTGATGAGATGAACAGAATAGACGATCTTATTTCTAATCCTGGAATATGGTACGACGATTCAAAAGTTGAAGGGTATATTAGATTCTGTAATGAAGAGCTAACTCTTACTGATGGATCTGATATGCACCTACTTGACACATTTAAATTATGGGCCGAGCAGTTATTTGGTTGGTGGTATTATGTTGAGAGATCGGTGTATGTTCCAAATGCCGATGGTCACGGTGGAAAGTACGTGACTAAGCGAGTCAAGAAGAGACTGATCAATAAACAGTACATAATCACATCAAGAGGATCTGCTAAATCTATTTATGCGTCGAGCATTCATGCTTATGGTCTTAATGTTGATACCGAGACTACATCCCAAATAGCAACTGCTCCGACAATGAAACAGGCAGAAGAAACTCTAAGTCCGATCAAGACGGCAATCGCTAGAGCAAGAGGTCCGCTGTTTAAATTTTTAACTGATGGCTCTCTTCAAAATACCGCTGCCAGTCGGAAAGATAGAATTAAACTGACACCATCCAAAAAAGGAATCGAAAATTTCCTAACGAATTCGCTTTTGGAAATTCGACCGATGTCAGTTGATAAATTGCAAGGCGCTAGACCAAAGTATTCTTCCGTTGACGAGTGGCTTTCTGGCGAATGTCGAGAAGATGTAATTGGCGCAATCGAACAGGGCGCATCTAAGCTTGATGACTATATTATTCTAGCCACAAGTTCAGAAGGAACTGTTCGAAACGGCGTTGGTGATACCATTAAAATGGAGTTGTTGGATATTCTCCATGGTAAGTACATCAATCCTCACGTTTCGATTTTTTATTATCGTCTTGACAGTATTGAAGAAGTTAACGACCCATCGATGTGGATGAAAGCATCTCCAAACATCGGTAAGACTGTTTCGTATGAAACGTATCAATTGGATGTTGAGCGAGCTGAGAAGTCCCCATCAACAAGAAACGATATTCTTGCAAAGAGATTTGGTATACCTCTTGAGGGTTATACATATTTCTTTACGTACGAAGAGACTCTTCCACACAGGAAACAAAATTATTGGAAGATGCCTTGCTCTATGGGTGCGGACTTGTCTCGTGGCGATGACTTCTGCGCATTTACATTTTTATTCCCGCTCGGTAACGATCAATATGGCATAAAGACAAGATGTTATATTACTTCTGACACAATGAACAAACTTCCTGTCGCAATGCGAATGAAGTATGAATCATTTATGGAAGAAGGATCATTGATGGTGATGGATGGCGTCACTCTAAATCTCGATAAAGAGGTTTATGACGACTTAGACAAATTCATTACTGACAATGACTACGATATTCGATCGTTCGGATACGACCCATATAACGCAAGAGAATTCGTTACGAGATGGGAATCCGAGAATGGGCCATTTGGAATCGAAACCGTCAAGCAAGGTTCAAAAACTGAAAGTGTTCCGCTTGGTGAACTGAAGAAACTATCAGAAAATCGAAGTCTTTTATTTGACGAAGATTTAATGTCATTTTGTATGGGTAATGCAATAGCATTAATTGATACAAACGGAAACAAGAAGCTATACAAAAAGAAAGCCGAGCAAAAAATAGACTCGGTTGCAGCTATGCTCGATGCATATGTTGCATTTAAACTAAATCGGGATCTATTTGAGTGAGGTGATTTTTAATAATGTATACGGATTATGAATCTCTTTACTATAATTCTTTATATCATTCCGGAGTTAAAGGAATGAAATGGGGAGTTAGAAAAAGAGCTGCCGAGTATGCAAAATCCATTGGGCAACAACTTGGCTATGGTGGAGTTGCGGCAATTGCAGGTAAAAATATTAAAAGAACATTTTTTGGTGGATCTGGACAACTTTCCGGAGTAATCGCCGGTCGAATCAAAGCGAACGACACTCGCTATGAGATGAACTACAAGATTAAAAAGAATAAAAAACTAACAAATAAAGAAAAAGCTGAATACTATAAGATTAATAATCGATCAAACAAAATCGCAAAAGGTGTTATTACCGCTGCTATGTATAGAAAACAAATTGCTGTTGGAGCAAAGCTAGCTAAGAATCTAATAAAGATTGCAGCTCTCAATTATATTGAGTACAAAAACAAAACTCCTAAAGCAGTAAAAGACTTGCATATTGAGCGAATTGCTCAAATGGCTCTTCCTCCAGCACGATGATGTGATTATTATGAATAATTATCTATATCATTCTGGTGTCAAAGGAATGAAGTGGGGAATTCGTAAGGATAGTAAACGAACTTCTAGTCTAAGACAACAGTATCGTTCTGAAAAAGATTCATACAAAAAAGAGCTTCTAAAAGCAAAGTACCAAGATTCAAAAATTCGCGATAGAATCGATCAAAACGGTCTATCCAAAAGGCAAGAGATTTTAAAAAACAAATACATTGCTAAAGGTATGAATAAACAGAGTGCCGAAATAGCCGCTGTAAAAAGAACTGATTTGGAAAAGAAGCTTCTTATTGGAGCTGCTTTGGCTGGATCTGTTGCTGCTGCGTATGCGTATAGAAACCATCTAAGATATTCCACCGGAGATGTACTAGACAAAGATAGTGTAATTGGTAGAATAACAACATACGCCGGCAAAGAAAAAATAGATGGCTTTTATGTTTACACAAACAAAAAAGATTCTAAAAAGTATAATACTCTTTTGGTCGGAGAACATGTACTTAGACAAAAAATGGCATCACCAATGGAAAGAATCCTGAATCCAAATAAAGATAAGAGCTTATATAGAAAAACATTCCAAGCTACAGATAAAATAAAAATCGCTTCACCAAATGAATTTAACAAAATTGCATATGAACAATATAAAAATGATAAAAACTTTAGAGATAACGTACAAGATCTAGCTTCTGAATATGGTTCGCTAAAAGCAAAAATTAAATCTGTAACAAATAAAAAATTTAGTGAACGAGAAGTTGGAGATATTGTAAATCGAGCAAATGTTCTAAGATCTCATGATAACGATCTTAATAAATCATATAATAAAATTTATGATTCTCTTAAGAAAAAAGGTTATTCTGGGTTTATCGACATTAATGATAGAAAGTATAGTGGATATAATTCAAAACGACCAACTGTAATCATAGATAATAAAGTTCTAAAACAAACTGGTGAAAAAATAATAAGCGATTCTGAAAAGAAGTCAGCGTATTCTGGATATATCAACGGCGCATATAAAGCTTCAGCAATTAACTTTATTAAAACTTCTGCCGTATTAGCAATACCATATGCTGCAATTTCTGGTCATAAACAAAATAACGACACTGTAAATTTGGCTTCGGAATATTTTAGAAAACATAAGAATTCTACTATTGGCCTACATGAAGCCGCAAAAAATGAAGAAGAATCGAGAAATAAAGCACTAAGAGAAAAATACTCTAGTTATTCGTATTAAGGAGGTGACAGCAATTGGCAAGTATAAGTGATCGATTTAAAAATGCTTGGAATGCTCTTGTAGATAAGCAAGATAATTATTCTAGGAATTTAAACAATTATGGCGCTGGTTCATATTATAGACCGGATAAAGCTATGGTAATATCTGGATCTGAACGAACCATAATGACCTCTATTACGAATAGGATTTCAGTTGATGTGTCATTGACTAAATTTGAACATTGTCGTGTTGACGATAATAACAATTTTAGTGAGTCAATAGATAGTACACTGAATGAGTGTCTAAAACTAGAAGCCAATAAAGATCAAACTAGTCAGCAATTTATGATTGATCTGATCTCATCAATGCTCGAAGAAGGTGTTGTTGCTGTAGTGCCAATCGATACATCTTGTAGCATTATCAATAACAATTCTTTTGATATTTATTCGATGCGTGTTGCTAAGATTATTGAATGGTATCCAGACAATATCAAAGTTAATGTCTACAATGACAGGACAGGCAATAAAGAAGATATCATCCTTCCGAAACGTTCAGTTGCGATTATCGAGAATCCATTCTATCAAGTAATGAACAGTCCAAATTCAACTTTGAAAAGATTAACTTACAAGTTGAGTCTTCTTGACCAATCCGATGCGAAGAACAACTCTTCTAAACTGGACATGATCATTAAGTTGCCGTACACAATTAAAAGCGATTCTCAAAAGGAACGAGCACAAGAGCGAAAAGTAAACATTGAGGATCAATTAAACAATTCTAAGTACGGAATTGCATACATTGATGCTACAGAACAGATCACACAGTTGAATCGTCCGATTGAGAATGCACTATTACCTCAGATCGAAAGTCTAACTAAGACATTGTACGATCAGTTGAGTATGGATGCTACAATTCTTAACGGAACAGCAACCGCTGACACAATGACGAATTACTACAATCGAGTTGTGACACCGATAATCAATGCTGTTACTTTGGAGTTTACTAGGAAGTTCCTTACAAGGACCGCAAGGTCTCAGAAGCAAGCCATTATGGCATTCCAAAAGCCATTTAGTTATCTTACTGTTACCCAGATTGCCGGCCTTGTTGATTCTTTGAGTCGTAATGAGGTCCTAACTGGTAATGAGTTTAGGCAGGCACTTGGATTTAAGCCGTCGTCCGAACCATCGGCTGACGAGCTCAGGAACAAGAATCTTATCGACATGAGCCAAGTTCAAAATGGTGGTGATCCACAGTACTACCAGGATCAGCAGTACCAAGATCAACAATACTACCCTGAGGAGGAACAAGATTATGGCTACAGTCCTCAGCAGTATTAAAGATTATCTGGCAGTAAATGATACAGACTCGTTCGATCAAGAGATTTTAATGCTGGTTCATTCAGCACTTTCTTCGCTTGATCAAATTGGCAAGGTAACTATTCCCAGCGAGATTACAAATTCAACAACTTGGGAATCAATTTGCCAAGATAGCAAGTTAAGACCATTTGTTAAGAATTACGTATTCTGCAAGGTTAGATTAATTTTTGATCCTCCATCGTCATCAATTGTCGCTGATGCAATTAACAAGTCAATTGCTGAAAGTGAATGGAGATTTTATTATGGATCGGAGGTGAAATAATGTATACAAGCTACAATAATGTTTACAATTCATTTCTAGAGCATTCTGGAAAGAAGGGCATGAAGTGGGGGATTCGGAATTCTGTAAAACGACTAAAGAATCGAATTAAGAATCCGCACTACTCAAAAGATTACAAACAGACTAAAAATCTTAGACGTAAGAGTTCTAAATATTTATCCAACAATCAACTTCGTGAGTTGAATAAACGGATGGAACTCGAGCAAAACTACAATAGGCTATCGACTACTCCATTGAATCGAGGGTTTACGATTGCTAGGAATATTATCGCCATTAGTGGTACTATTGCTGGTCTATACGCAATGCGAAACCAGAGGTTCGTTAAAGACGGAGTTAATTTAGTAAATGGCATTATTTCAAAGAATAGGAAGTAGATATGAAAAAACTATTTAAGGTATTTTCTGTGATTACGCTCTTAGTGTTTATTGTTTTTTCTTTCCTATACTTTACTAAAAATGAGTTATTTACTAATACTACTCTATATTGCGTCGTATGCCTATTCTATGTAATTAATTGCGTTACAATGATTAGTTTAATGAATAGTTATCCAATTGTTGGTGGAACTCTAATTGTTTCCAATGATGAAGAACCATATCGATTCGAATTCAATACCCTACTTTCGGAATTAGAGAACGAGAAATCATTTATTATAGAGATTGATAGAGGTGAATAATGTACGCTGATTACAATAATCTTTATTCCTCATATTTATCACATTCTGGAAAGAAAGGTATGAAATGGGGAATTAGGAATAAAAAAAAACAATTAAATAAATTTGAAAATAAAAAAGTAAATATTAGTGACGATAAAAAGAAAAAGCAACAAGATAAACTACTAAAATTATATAAACAGAGAAAAGAGGCAAACTGGTATGCCGCAAATGCGCTTATAGCTGCGGCAATCACTATACCTATTGGGGTATTAATGACAACCTCATATAACAATACTATCGCGAAGGCTGGCGAGGCATTAATTACAAGTTCTGGGCTTGCCATGGCGACGGCTGGCGCTTACGCCGGACAATCAATCAGTCTAAAAAATGAGCAAAAACGCCTACAAGCGAGATATGGTCACAGCCTCGACGAATCTAATATGAAATATCATCCATTAAAAGGAACTATTAGTTATGGTCAGAAAGGAAAATAATGACACTATCAAACAAAGTATATGACACTCTTCAGTGGGTATGCCGTATTTTTATTCCGGCATTTATTACTCTTTACATTGCCGTAAACGGAGTTCTTATTTCTAACGGACTTACTGGTCTACCATATCCGGAAGTGGTAACTGGTATTGTTGCTGCCGTAAACGTATTTATTGGCGCACTGATGGCTAAGTCCTCTTCCGATTTTAAGAATTCTGAAACCGTTGGTACTCTGTAATGTATAGCAACTACAATGATCTCTATACTTCCTTATATCATTCTGGAATCAAAGGCATGAAGTGGGGTGTCCGGCGTAAAGCAAAAAAAGATGCGAAAGAGCAAACAAAAAGTTGAGTATAACTCTAAGCATATTCCTGGTTATAAAGAAGCATTCGACCACTATGTCAAAAATACTGACATGAGCAAACGCGCTAACCAAGCAGTAAGAGAACGAAAAGTCAAAGACGTAAAGAATTCTGCTGGCAAGGCTGTTCGCGGAGTCGGAAACATTTTGGCTTGACGAATGCAATTTGTTGGCGGATCAATGCTTATTGGTTATACCGCTTTAAGGATTGGTCAGAAATACGGAGCTATTCCATCAAATGATGTTTTGCTGGATAGAGCATACAATATTGGTAAAAATGTTATGAGAGAATTCGGAAATAAAGTTAGGAGGTAGGCATTAATGTATTCTAATTTTGAACAGACTTACAATTCATACCTTATGCATCATGGCACTAAAGGTATGAAGTGGGGTGTTAGGCGCACAGTTGTAAGACGATCCATCATGCCTGGCAAGTGGGGTATTAGGCGTACAGTTGCGAGCCAACATAATCTAGACATCAAAAACCAGTGGACCGTAGCAAAAAACAAAGCTAAAGCTGGAGTCCTGAGCAAACAATCAGAAGAATATATTCATGCTAGAGATGCACGAATGAAGAATCTTGGAGGACGTGCTCTTGCTTTTGCTGGTTGATATTGGAAAAGTGATCAAGGTAGATATTACCAGCATAGAGCAAAAGGTAGGAGTGTCGTTAACGCTGCGGCTAGAGTTTACGTAAGAAGAGCTTTAATCGGAGCTGCTGCTGGAGCGGTAATGTCCATTGGATATAATAAGGTGATGGGCAATATTTAGGAAAGAAGATTCTATGAACTATGATTTTTCTGGTTGGGCTACCAGGAATGATCTTAAATGTTCTGACGGACGAATCATTCGGTCTGGAGCATTTAAAGATTGCGACGGTAAACAAGTGCCGTTGGTCTGGCAGCATCAGCACAATGGTGTCGAGAATGTTCTTGGACATGCCATCCTAGAAAATCGACCAGAGGGTGTTTACACCTATGCAGTGTTCAACAACACTGAGTCTGGTAAGATGGCAAAAGAAGCTGTCCAGAACGGCGACATTAAGCAACTATCAATTTACGCGAACAAGCTAAAGCAGAACGGCTCTAATGTAATGCACGGCGTTATTAGAGAAGTTAGCTTGGTTCTTGCCGGAGCAAATCCCGGCGCAATGATCGATACTGTTATCGCTCACAGTGATGACGGTTCAGAAGAAGCAGTAATCTATACAGATACTGATATCGAATTGTATCATGCAGCTACAAAAAAGGATGAAGATACAGATGAGACTGATCCTGAAGTAGTTGAAGATAATCAAAATGGAAGTGTTGACGAAAGGACACAAAATATGGATCCACAGAATGCACAGGCTCCACAGGGTCAGGCTCCAGTACAGGGCGACAAGACCATTCAGGACGTTATCGATGAGATGACTGACGAGCAGAAGGACGTATTGTATTATCTCGTAGGTATGGCAGCACAGCAGGGTGAGGCTACAGGCGAGGAAGATGTAGAGGATGAAGATATGAAGCACAATTTGTTCGATGCTGAGGGTGATTACCTCGCACACTCTGCTGAGGATATGGAAGAGGTACTGCGCGACGCAAAGCGTTATGGCTCCCTAAAGGAGTCCGCACTCCAGCATGGTATGGAGGACATCACTCTTGGCGACGCTCTTCAGCACAGCATTACTGATGTTGGCTTCCTGTTCCCAGACGCTAAGACTATCGGCGCAGAGCCAGAGTTTATTTCCCGTAAGATGGATTGGGTCGAGGACGTTATGAATGGCGTTTCTCGTACTCCTTTCTCCCGAGTTAAGTCTATCTTTGCAAACATCACTGAGGATGAGGCAAGGGCTAAGGGTTACATCACTGGTAAGGAGAAGAAGGAAGAGGTATTTAAGCTTCTGAAGCGTACCACCGATCCACAGACCATCTATAAGAAGCAGAAGATGGACCGTGACAACATGGTCGATATTACTTCTTTCGATGTTGTTGCTTGGCTCAAGAAGGAAATGCGCATGATGCTCGATGAGGAGCTTGCCGGTGCTATTCTTTGCGGTGACGGTCGTACTTCAACCGACGACGATCACATCTCTCACGATCACATCCGCCCAATTTGGCAGGACCAGAATCTCTACACTACTAACGTTGCTGTAGCAGTCAAGTCTGCTGAGAAGGATGACGAGAACAAGGTATACGGTAAGATGATTAAGGCAATCATCAAGGCACGTAAGAACTATCGCGGTTCTGGTAACCCAGTATTCTACACCACCGAGGATGTTCTCACTGGTATGCTTCTTATTACCGATTCTACTGGTCGTGATATTTACGAGTCTCCTGAGAAGCTTGCTCAGAAGCTGCGTGTTTCTAAGATCGTTACCGTTCCTGTTCTTGAGAACAAGACTCGTGTCGGTTCCGATTCTAAGCGTTATCAGCTTCAGGGTATCATCGTAAACCTCAAGGACTACAATGTTGGTGCTGACAACGGTGGCGCTGTAACTTTGTTTGACGACTTCGACATTGACTACAATGCTCAGAAGTACCTCATTGAGACTCGTTGCTCTGGTGCTCTTGTTAAGCCATACTCTGCTATCTCTGTTGAGATGACACTCGAGGCTTAGTATTTCTATGGATGAGTTCTCTTATCTATAGAAGATAGGAGAATTTCAAAATGGGAAAGTTTTATGGTAATATTGGTTTTGCTACAACAGAAGAAACCAGTCCAGGAATTTATGAAGAAGTAATTTCTGAAATACGCTACAGGGGCGATCTTCAAAAGATCTATAGACGATCTGATGGGGGCGCTCCTGTAGATAACATTACTCTTCAAAATCAAATCAGCATTATTGCCGATGCATTTATTAACGATAATTTCATGAACATTCGTTATGTCGAGTATGCTGGTTGCAAATGGAAGATCACTTCTGTTACTGTTGAGCCGCCAAGAATGATTTTGTCGATTGGGGGTAGGTATAATGCAAACTCTTACGGACAATAGACTCGACTTCCATCAAAAGTTGGAATTTGTTTGGGATGAGACATTCCTAACCGGAAAAACCTACTTTCAACCGCCATCGAACATAAAACTAGAGTATCCATGTATGGTTTATGAGCCTAGCGGTATTGAAAATAGGAATGCCGATAATGAGCCATACAGACGTAATTTCAGATATTCGGTTAAAGTGATTAGTAAGTCTCCTTTACACCCAGTAATCGACAGACTTTTAGATTTTAAGTATGCTACTTATGATCGTCACTACGTTGCTGATGGTCTGAATCATGACGTATTTACTATTTACAATTAGATTGGACTATAAATGGGTAAACAAATTTCTTGGGACGAGACTGGTTCTCGTTGGTTTGAGAATGGCTGCGATCGCGGCGTTCTCTATGTTCAGGGCGACACTGGCAATTATCCTAAGGGTGTTGCTTGGAACGGTCTGACCAAGGTTACTGAGGCTCCTGAGGGTGCTGCTGCAAATAACCTTTATGCAGACAATATTAAGTATGCTTCTCTTCGTTCTGCTGAGTCTTTCAAGGCAACAATTGAGGCTTATACTTATCCTGATGAGTTTGGTGAGTGCGACGGCTCCGTTGAGGTAGCAAAGGGTATCAAGGCTGGTCAGCAGACTCGTAAGGCATTTGGTTTCTCTTATCGTACTAATATTGGTAACGATACTGGTACAACTTCCGACGATGGTTATTACATTCACCTTGTTTATGGCGCTACAGCAGCTCCATCTTCTCGTAACTACGAGACTGTTAACAATTCTCCATCAGCAATTACTTTCTCTTGGAGTGTTGAGACCACACCAGTTAACGTTAAGGGCATTAAGCCAACCTCAACTCTGACTATCGATTCTCGTAAGGTCAGCAAAGAGAATCTCAAGAAGATCGAGGATAAGCTCTATGGTACTGAGACCACAGATCCTATTCTTCCACTTCCTGACGAGATTGTTACTCTTGTCGGCGGTACACCAGGTACGCCAATTCACGGTTAAGATAAGCTATTAAATTGATAAGGAGTTAACTCATGTACAAGAAGACTATTGAGTGCACTGACTTTGATGGTAATAAGATCAAGGACGATTATTATTTCAATTTCACAAAAGCTGAGATTTTGGAGTTTGATAACTCTGAGGTCGGTGGTATGGAACAGTATATCGAGCGTATCCAGAAAGAGAAAGACAACACTAAGCTGTTTAAGCTCTTTAAGGATCTTATTCTTAAGGCTTACGGCGAGAAGTCTCAGGACGGTCGTAGGTTCATCAAGTCCGAAGAAAAAGCAATCGAGTTCTCTCAGACAGAGGCATACTCGGAGCTTGTTATGGAACTAGTTTCTGATGCAGACGCGGCAGCCGAGTTCGTCAATAGCGTATGTGCTAGCGTACTTAAGGATCAGAAGCTTAATCCTGTATCTAAGTAAGGAGGGATGTTAGAGAGTGCTTCAAATAACTATTCCAGAAGTCGAATTGTACGACGAAGAAAGAGCCGAGTTCTCGTTTAAAAAAGAGATAGTATTATCACTGGAGCACTCTCTCATCTCTATTTCAAAATGGGAGTCAAAGTGGCATAAACCATTCTTAACTTCCGAAAAAACTGAAGATGAGATATTAGATTACATCATTTGTATGTCTGTTGGTAAAAGAATTACTCCAGCAGATCTAGAAGGAATAACTAAAGAAGATCTTGAAGCCATAAATAATTATATTGACGATCCAATGACAGCTACGACATTTTCATCTGGATCTACATCTGGACAAACAAAGTTTGTAACTTCAGAATTAGTATATTATTGGATGGCTAAAGCTAGTATTCCTTTTGAGTGTGAAAAGTGGCATTTTAATCGACTTATGACATTGATTAGAGTTTGTATGGAAGAAGACAACACTAAGAAAGAAATGTCACCAGACGAAATAATGCGACAAAATCGAGAATTAAACGAAAGGCGTCGAAGGGAGATGCACACTAATGGATAATATAACTAAGTTTGATATTGCTATTAGTAATATTGAAGATAATCACGAGGGCGCTCCAGACGATTACAAACCCGAGGAAGTCGGTCCTAAAGATTTAGGAGATAAGTAATGGGTTTTACAGTTTCAGAATTTATCCAATGCCATGGCTCTAACATGGATTGGGGTCGAGGCGGAAAAAGCGTAAGCTATATTGCCGTTCACTACACTGGCACTAATGCTTCTGGTCATAACAATCTTGTTTATTTTTCTGGTCCAAACCGTAATGCATCCGCACACTATTTTGTAGATAAAGACGGTACAATTTCTCAGAGTGTATCCGAAAGTGATACTGCTTGGGCTGTTGGTAACTACGATCGCAATCAGAGGTCGATCTCAATCGAGTGTGTCTCTGATGGTTCAGCTCCTTTTGCGGCTGCTCAGATCGCATCTCTTAGAGCAATCGTAACTGATCTGATGTATCGATACGGAATTACTGCTGATCGAGTCATTCGTCACTACGATGTAACTGGTAAGCATTGTCCAGCGAATTATGTCGATGATTCTGCTTGGGCTGCTCTAAAGAATCAGATTACATCTACTTACGTTGGAGAGCCAAAGTGGGTACACAGTCCAAATGGCTGGTGGTATCAGCGTAGTGATGGTTCATATCCTGCGAACGAGTGGATGTGGGTCACTGATGCTTGGTATTGGTTCAATGGTCAAGGATACATGGAGACTGGTTGGCATTGGATTAATGGAAAGTGCTATTATCTTTCTGAGTCTGATGACACAATTGGTAAGATGGTAAGCGGAATGCAATCCATTAATGGTGCTAAGTATTTCTTTGCTCCAACCGGTGAGTTGCAATTTGGATGGGTCAAGTATGACGGTCATTGGTACGTTACGGATGACAAATGGGGCATCATTCAAACTAGCCAGTGGTACTTCAAGGATAATACTTGGTATTGGCTTGACGGTGATGGTCATATGGTCACTGGTCATCAGACTATTGACGGAAAGCAATACCTATTTGACGACTCTGGCGCAATGCAGACGGGACTTCGCGAAGTAGAAGGCGATACATATTTGTTCAGTGAGTCTGGTTCAATGGTAACTGACGCACTTTACATCAATCCTGACACAAAGAAGCTTTCTGCATTTGATCATGATGGTCGAATGATTAAGAATCATGTTCTCTCGGTCAACATTGATGAGAACGGAACTGTAACAGGCATCAAGAGTATCGATTAATTCAAAATGGGGGTGAAGCATGATAAGCTTTAAAGAATCTGGAGATTTTAAGAATCTAGAGAAGCTTTTATCTTTTTCTAAAAGAGCAAACATAGAAGCAATTCTTAATAAGTACGGTCAGATTGGAGTAGAAGCCTTATCTGCTGCAACCCCCTCTCGTTCTGGCAAAACTGCAAGTAGCTGGAACTACAAAGTAACAAGAAGTAAAGGAAACTTACAAATAGATTGGTATAATACAAATACTAATAAAGGTGAAAACATAGCGATTCTTATTCAGTACGGACATGGCACTGGAACTGGCGGTTATGTGCATGGCATTGATTATGTTAACCCAGCTATGAAACCGATATTTGATCAATTGTCTAGAGATTTATGGATGGAGGTTAATGCTTAATGGCCGAAACTGTCGATAATAAAGTTGTACGTGTACAATTTGATAACCAGCAATTTGAGCGAGGAGTTAGGCAAACAACCTTATCTCTTCAGAATCTTAAACAGTCTCTTAAGATGGAAGATTCTAGTAAATCCATCGAAAAAGTTACATCAGCTCTTAAGAATATTAACCTCGATGGTTTGAATAGTGCCCTAGACTCGATCAAGAATCGTTTTAGTGTGACTGGAATGGTCGCACTTAATATTTTGTCTAGCATTGCAAGTCGAGCAGTGTTTGCTGGTCAGCAATTAGTATCATCTTTCACGATGACTCCACTGATTGATGGTCTTAGAGAGTATGAACTCCAGTTGCAGTCTCTTCAGACAATCTATGCAAATGTTTCTCCTAAAGGATATTCTCTTGATGATGTAAATGCGTCTTTGGACGAGTTGAATACTTACGCAGATAAGACGATTTACAAATTCGGCGAGATGACAAGGAACATTGGTACCTTTACGGCGGCTGGTGTTGACCTTAAAGAAGCAACAAAGTCTATTCAGGGTCTTTCAAACCTTTCAGCTATGACGGGCGCTACTGCTGAGCAATCAGCAAGAGGTTTGTATCAGGTTTCTCAGGCATTATCGACTGGCTTCTTCCGTCAGATTGACTGGATGTCGATGGATAATGCAAACATGTCTAATGCGCAGTTTAAAGACATGCTTGTTCAGATTGCAGATAAGAGAAACAATAACGCTGCTACGAACGCTATCAAGAGTAAGGGAAGCTTTAGGGACTCTCTTGAAAAACAATGGCTTACCAAAGATGTTTTCTTGGAGGCATCCAATATTCTTGGTGAGGTTGTTGATAGTGAAGAAGCCTATCAGAACCTGATGAAGAAGATTATTGATAGCGGATACACTGAAGCACAGGCTAAGCAATTTGCTAACATGGCAAAGATGGCTTATGAATCCGCTACCAAGATTAAATCGTTCACTCAGCTTGTTGATACACTTAAGGAATCCTTGGGTACTGGATGGGCTGATATTTGGCGAACTGTAATTGGCGACCTATCTGAAGCAAAAGAGCTTTGGACTGGTGTGTATGAGAAGATTAATCCATTTATCGATGCTTCCTCAAAAGCTCGTCTCGAACTTGCCAAAACGTGGAAAGAGATGGGCGGCAGGACTGAGGTAATTAACGGCATTTCGAATTTTTTTGATAATTTTGTATCGATTGCAAAGGCCGTTCATCAAGCATGGGTTGACGTGTTTCCACCAATTACCGCAGAAACATTATACAATCTATCTGTAAGGTTCCGTGAACTAAGCGAGAATCTAAAACCAACGGAAGAAACTCTTAGTCGAATCGGAAGAATTGCTAAGGGTCTATTCTCAATTCTCGATATGGGACGAAAGACAATTGTTGGTGTAGCAAAAGCCTTCACCGCTTTATTCCATATCGATCTTGGGGCTCCTCTTGAGCTTTTAGCCAAAATAGGAGATTTCTTTACAGATTTAAATTCTAAATATTCTACTTTAACGTTTGATGTTATTGCCGAGAAGATTAAAGACTGGAAGAATACTATTAAAGACGGAATTGACAGTCTTGTTAATGGTATTAAAGACCTCTTTGGTAAGATCAGAGATAAAATTGAAGATGCTGCTGGATTTAAACCAGAATCTATTCTCGACGCAATCACAGCTGTATTCGTAACTGTTATAAAAGCGTTGCCAGGACTTATTACTAATTTCCGTGGCACAATAATGAACATATTTGGACTACTTGGAGATCTTAAAGACTGGATCAAAGACCATATTTCACTAGACGAAGTAATGTCTGGTATTTCTACAGCTGGTCTTGTTGTTATGGCTAAGTCTCTCATTGGTGTAGCCAAGACAATTAAAGAGTTCTTCGATAATTTGCCATTTGTTGGCACCGGCGGCAAAGGTAAAGGTGGAGACTCTGGATCCGGTGGTGGTCCTGGAGATATTATTGGTAATATTTCTAATTTGTTGAATGGTCTGACTGAGTCTGTTAAGAATATGACCAGTACGATCAAGATTAGTCAGCTTATCATCATTTCTACATCTGTATTAATGATTGCTAAAGCAATTGACATGCTTGCTAAGATTGATCAAGACAAACTGATGGGAAGCTTTGCTACAGTTACTGCTATCCTTGCGGTTCTTGGCAAAGTTATGTCAGTAATGTCTAAATTTGCTCATGAATTTACTCTTGGCAATAGCTTGTCAGTCTCTATGGTGGTAATAGCGTTTACGCATTCGGTTAACACGATTAGTAAAGCTATTAAACGCCTATCTGATCTTGATCAGTCTAAGATGATGGGCAGTGCTACGACTTTAGCCATCCTTATGGGTGTTATGGTTAAAGTAATGAAGGGCTTGGCTGAAGTTAAGGGTCTGGATGCCGCTAAGGTATCTTTGGCACTTATCGCTATGAGCCATGCTATGAACATTATTTCAAAAACTGTAAAGACATTTAGTGCTCTCGATCCAAAAGACCTAACTAAGGGCGTAATCGGTGTAACTGCAATGTTAACAGCTCTTGGTATTGCGATGCGAATCATCGATGAGACTAAGATCAGCGTTGGCACATCTGTTGCTTTGCTAGCTATGGCTGCGGCCGTTAAGGTACTTCAAAATAGTGTTATTTCCTTTAGTGAAATGGAACCAGCAAAACTAGTACAAGGAATTCTTGGTATTGCTGGAGCAATGGGTGTATTAGTATTGGCTCTTAGGGCTATGCCAACTGCAAAAGTATCGGTATTCAATTCACTGTCAATGCTTATTCTTGCGTTTACATCTGATATTGTTGCGAATGCTATTGTTAAGCTATCTCAGATTGATTGGCAAGCGGGAACAAATGGTCTTGCTATGCTGGCGATTATGTTGACAGAAATGGTCTTGGTCACAAAAGCAATGAGTGGTCTTGGCTCTGGTTTCCTTGGAAACATGGGCGCAGTAATTGCTATTACGGCATTGTCACTTGATCTTTTCATTATTGCTGAGGCAATTAAGAAGGTATCTGAGATCAATGTAGATTCAGCTCTGCCAGCACTTGGAGTTCTCGCTGGGGCCATGGTTATTCTTGGTGGCATTGTAACTGTCATGGGATATTTGAATCCTGGCGGAGCCATCCTTGCTGGTGTTGCTCTGACAATTACAACAAATGCTCTTATTCCATTGGCTCAGGCGTTTACTACGTTATCTAGTATTTCTTCTGATGGTGTTGAGAACGCGCTAAGAGCTTTAAGTACAAGTCTTGTTGTCCTTGCGGGAATCACTACATTCCTTGGAATGCTACCAATGGGGGCAGGATTACTTGGTTCTATCGCACTTAGCTTTATTTCTTTAAGCCTTATTCCTATTTCTATAGCATTCCAAACATTATCAAAGATCGCTGATAAAGATTTGGATAAGGGCATAAAGACAATCATTTCTACGATTGGTGTGCTTGCTGGTATTTCTTCGTTTATCGGATTACTGGCTCCTTTATCAATGTTTGGCGCCATTACACTAACCATTCTTAGCGGCACACTTATCCCAATGTCTGCGGCATTTAAAGAGATCAGTAGTATTTCTCCAGATGATATGCTAACTGGTATTTCTAATATGCTAGTTGCAGTTGGATCTTTGGCTGCAATTTCTGTACCTTTGGCTCTAGTAGCGCCTATGCTTGGAATTAGTGGTGCGGCTCTGTCTGTTATTTCTGGTCCATTGGTCGGAATTAGCAGAGCCTTAGCTGATTTTGCAGATGTTGGTAAGCGTGGTGAGCAAGGCGCTGAGAATATTAGAAAGTCTCTCGAAGCTATTGCTGTTGGATCACTGCTAAATACGCTTAGCGGCTTTGGTGCTGACGCTTTAGCAAAGATTGCTCCAGTGATTGGTGACCTTGCTGACGGAGTGTCAAAATGGAGTAAAGTTAAGATTAATAGCTCTCTTGAAGATGGACTCAAAGCTCTTGGCAATGGTCTATCATATTTGTCTTTTGATGACTGGGGAGCAGATGTAGTAAATAAAGTTCATGAAAATATTGGTGCATTGGCCGACAGTGTTGCTAAGTGGTCGGATGTAGAATTGAATCCAAGTCTTGAGGCTTCTTTGAGCGCTCTTGGTCGTGGTTTAAATGGTTTAAACTTCGATATGCTTGGTGCTGCATCTGTTGTCATTTCTGCTGACAGCATTGGCACCCTTGCTGGGTCTATTGCTAAGTGGAACGGTGTTGAAATCCCAGATACATTGGGCGCTGGTCTTGCTGCACTAGCGGATGGACTTAATTCGTTTGGTCTTCTTGATATATTTAGCTCGATGTCTGTTGAGAATATTACAGGACCATTAAGCGAGCTTCCTGATGCTATTAAGAAGTGGACAGCACTGGATCTAAACAAGGATGCACTAGACAATATTTCAACTGGTATGGCTAAGATTGCCGACGGCATTCGTAACTTCGCATTAACGGATTTCTTCTCGACTGGTGCTGCCGAGGCCACTGGCAATGCACTAAACGTATTGGCAGAAGGTGTAAAACAGTTTAGAGTTGTCGTTGTGCCAAAAGATATCCAAAGCGATTTACGAAGGTTGGCTGAAGGTGTTGGCGAATTCTGGAATAAGGGTTGGGGTGCTGATACACTTAGCTCTCTTGGCCCTACACTTACAGATTTGGCAGCTGGAATTAGGTCTTGGTCCGGTCTTCAGGTTCCCGACAATATTCAATATCAGCTTACATTAATTGCTAATGGCTTGGCTCAGTTTGATGAACTTGGCGGAGCTACAGCAGATAATATTAAACAATTAAGTTCTGCTACTGGCGAATTCGCTTGGGCATTGTCTACAATGAGCGGAGTTGATGGGGCATCCGTTGCTTCGTCTATTTCCGATCTTGTAAACGGCCTTGCTGAGGACCCAGAGAAGATGACCGCTATTTCTACGGCGTTCAGCGAGCAGCTAACGGCTATGACTACAGCTATTACAGAGAAGTCTAGCGAGATTAGTTCTGCCATGGACTCCATGATTCAGCAGGTTACAGAAAGCATTCAAAATGGGAGTGGATCGTTTACCGAAGCCGGAAACGGAATTGGTAGTGCGATAGCCGATGGCATTTCTGCTGGTGTCGCGGCTAAGAACGGCGATATTAGTGCTGCTATGTCGTCAGCTATGACTGAAGCATCCAACACAGTATCTAGCGAATCTAGTAAAGTTTACGAATCTGTATACACAACTGGATCTGAGATCATTGGACAGCTTGCTAGTGGAATTGCATCTAATAACACAGCTGCAACCGAAGCAGTCTCTGGCATTATGAGTTCCATTGTAAGTGAACTTAATAGTCACGGTCAAGAAATTTATGATGCCGGTTGGTATCTTGCTGATGGTCTGGCAAATGGTATCCGAGCTAACCAGAATAAAGTCGTGAATGCTGCGGATGCAATTGCAAAAGCAGCAATGGAAGCATCTAAGGCTAGATTACAAATTAAATCCCCATCAAGAGTAATGCACGAACAAGGTATGTATGTGTCACTTGGCCTTGCAAACGGTATGCTTGCATTTAAGGATAAAGTTATTGCTGCTTCTTCTGATGTTGCATCTGATGCTGTATCCTCTATGGAAAGTAACCTTAGTGCGCTTAACGGTAAGTCATACAAGCCTAATATTTCACCAGTCATTACTGGTAAGATGGATGGATTATTCGGTAATCTTCGTCTTGGTACGTCTATGCGACTTAATGCTGAAGTAAATGCTATGTCTAAGGATGGGTCTATGATTGTTAATTCAATTAATAACCTTAGGTCTGATATGGATAAGTACACTACAGCACTTATGGAAGCTGACACTTCAATTAATATTAATCAAACGAATCTATCGCCTAAGGCACTTGACCCTAGCGATGTATATCGAAATACAAAGAATGCTATGTCAATTGCTCGTCATAGGGGGTAGTAAAATTAATGATTAAAAGTATTAAAGTTACTAACAAAAAGAAAGATTCAAAAGAATTTATTCTCGATAGGGGCATTGAGTCCGGGTTTCTTATTACTAAGATTTCCGGGCTCGGCCCGGTCGAGGCTGATGTATCAGTTAGTAACGTTGTAACCTTTGACGGTGGTGTATACAATTCAGCTAGAGCAAAAACCCGTAATATTGTTATTGAATTTGCTTTGCATGGTAACGATGTTGAAGCTCAGCGACTAGAATTGTATAAATATTTTCCTCTAAAAGAGAAAGTAACCATCGAAGTCAAGACTGGAACAAGACACGCTGCTACGTACGGATATATAGAACGAGTTGAGCCTGAGATTTTTGAGGAAACTCAGCATATTCAAATCTCAATTGTATGTCCTGATTCTTATTTTACAGACATTCAAAATGGTGTAGAAAAGCTATATTCATTTTATGCTATTTCGCCAAATTTTGAATTCCCATTTTCTAATGAATCTCTGACGACAGCTCTTTTGGAGTTTGGCATTATTCGAGGAAACTTCGTACATGATATTTATTATACAGGCGAAGTTGAAACCGGATTTGTCATGTCATTTTCTCCATTTGGCGATCTGAATAAGAAGATTCGTATTTCTAATGTCGATACTGGCGAGAATATGACAATCGATCTTGGCGTTATTCAGAAGGTAACTGGTAAGACATTTTCTTCTTCAGATGAGTTGTCTATTTCCACAATTAAAGGCTATAAATATGTGCTTCTGTCAAGAGCAGGAAAGACATATAACGTTCTTAATTGCTTGGATAGGTCTTCAGATTGGCTTCAGCTATCTCAAGGCCATAACAAATTTGCATATGCTATTACTGATGATCCAAACCAACAGGTAAGATTTGAAATTAGGACGACCAATCTATTATTTGGAGTATAGTTATGATAACGCCATATATTTTGAATCGAGAGTTCGAAACGGTTCGCATGTTAGATGATTATATTTCATTTATTTGGACTGATCGCTTTAATAAATGTGGCGATTTCGAAATTATTCTCCCATACGATCCTAATCTATTTGATTATCTGAAACAGAACTGGTATGTAGTAAATCCAGAATCCGAACGTACGATGATAATTGAATCTATTTACGTCAAATCTGAGGCTGATGGTGAAGATACAGTAAAGATTTCCGGACGATCATTAGAAAGTATTTTAGATCGACGAATTGCATGGGGTCTAGAGTATCATAACAAGACGGTACAAGACTGTATCATTGATACGATCACTTCAAATTGCATCAAGTCATCTGCAAGTGCTAGAAATATTAAAGGTCTATCAACTGCTTGGAATTATGATGAGAAATTAAAGTCAATGAAAATCGAAACTCAGTTTACTGGCGATAATATTTATGAACTAACTACAAATTTATGCAGTAAATATGGAATCGGTTTTAAATTGACAATGCCAACTGATGGCAACTTCATTTTTAAACTCCTAACCAATGAAGATAGATCATATAACCAAACAAAGAATCCGGTTGTTATATTTTCTCCGGCATTTGAGAACTTATTGAATGCTAATTCGTACGAATCCAATCAAGATTACAAAACTGTAGCTTTGGTTGGTGGCGAAGGAGAAGGAAACGATCGTTGGTACAAGTCTAATGATTGGACTGGGGATACAGGATTAGATAGACGAGAATTATTTGTTGATGCTCGTGATTTAAGAACCAAAGTGAGAGATCCTGGTTCAAAAACAGAACGAACTTTGAGCAGTAGCGAATATTATTCTACACTTAATACTAGAGGCGATAGAGAACTAGCAAAACATCAAGTCACAACCATTTTTGATGGGGAGCTTGAATCTACTAGATCTCAATTCAAATATAAGCAAGACTATAATATTGGCGATATCGTTCAAGTAGAGGACAAATATAGGCGGATGTTTACAGCCATGATTACTGAGTATATTTATTCATATACTGACTCCGCTATTAAATGTTACCCAACATTTGAAGTAATAAATAAGGAGGTAAAGTAGTGGCTATAACCTATGGTTTTTATAACTCGCAAAATGGCGATCGTAAATACGATGCTGTCCAGTTTGGTGAGATTTTTGACGGCGTTATTTGTGATGGTGTGTATCAGTCTATTGGATCTGCATTTTTGGTCAAGCCATCGACCGGTACAAGCATATCCGTTGGCACTGGTAGGGCATGGTTCAATCATACTTGGATTAAGAACGACTCTGATTTTCAGGTATTGCTTAACTCTGCTCACCCGATTTACGATAGAATTGATGCTGTCATATTTGATGTTAACTCTGGTTCTAGGGTAAACTCAATTACTGTAGTTCAAGGTGAACCAGCAGAAACCCCAGTAAAGCCAACAATTGGAGCCGGATCAAGTAGACAATATCCAATTGCTTATATTACTGTGCGAAAGGCTGCAACATCGATTGCAATTTCGGACATTGACTATAAGGTTGGAACTAAGGATTGTCCTTTTGTAACTGGACCATTGACTACAATTACGATTGAGCGTTTTGTTGAGGCTTGGTCTTCTGAGTGGAATGACTGGATGAGCCATGCTAAGGACGAATATTCTTCGAATTTAGCAACCAATAAGAGCCAGTTCGAGGCTTGGTTCCGCACAATGCAAGTCAATCTCAATTCTAATGTTGCAACGAATCTTCAAAACCAGATTACAGAATTGACTAAGAAAATCGATTTGATGGCTTCTGGTGGATATTCTGTGGTGTCGATTGAGGACTCTGCCGGCAGACCGGTGATGGATAGCAATGGCGCGCCAATTACTGGTCAAAGAAAATACAATGGAGAATAGGAGCATATTTAATGAAAATTACAGAGTATGCACGAACAACTAAAGTTTCAGACACTGATGTTCTTTTGATTGATGGCTCGTCTGGAACAAAGACGGTTTCTATCGATCAGCTGAAGTATTCTTTATTTGAGAATAACCCGGTTATGCATCGTAATATTTGGCGTAACAATAATCTTGGTACTTCAGTTAGTGCCCAGCAATATCAGGCGATTAGCTCTGGCAAATTCAACGATATTTATGTTGGTGATTATTGGGTTATTGGCGGAGTAAAGTGGCAAGTTGTTGATCTCGATTATTTCTACAAAGGTGGAGATCAGACATTCATGAGGCATCATGCGGTAATCATGCCAACTACGTCTCTATATTCGTCTTCTTATGAGGACTCTCGTTCCAACTGGAATGGATATTTCAACAGCAAGCTGTACAAGTCGTCTCTTAGCACTGCTAGGAACACTATCAATAATGCATTTTCTGGTCATGTGATTGAGCATAAAGAAGGTGGCACTTATGAGCGAGATGGATCTTCAGTATCTGGAGCATTTAATTGCCGATCCGAAAACACTACTATCTCTCTTGCATCAACTTGCTATATTTATGGCGACCATTTCTTTAGTCCTCTTACCGCTAACGGGCAGTATCCCATCGTTTATAGCGGACAATTTGCTGCTTTCCGAATGAGCGGTCCAACAATGTTGGTTGGCGACGATAATAAAGAATGGTGGCTGCGAGATCCAGTAAGCACTACTGGCTTTGCTGTCGTTACGAATAATCTCTTAGCTAACTGGGGCTATGCTGATTCAGAAAAAGGCATTCGTCCATATTTCCTAATTGGATAAGATGGTGATATTCGATGGAGCAACAGCATCTTATTGATATGGCGGTGACTGTAGTTTGCGCCGTCATGGCGTCTTCTGGATTTTGGACATGGTTTAATAACCACAATAGCCACTCCGAAGAGAAAGAAAAAATGGCAGCAGCTCAAGCTGAAATGCTAGTCGGACTTGCACATGATCGCATTGTAACCAAGGGTATGCGATATATTGATCGTGGCTATATTACCAAAGAAGAGTATGAGAATATGGAAACATATTTATTCAAGCCGTACAAGAAGCTTGGCGGTAATGGCTCGGCTCAGAAGATCATGGAAGAAATTAATAAACTTCCAATTAAGAGTAGGTGAGTATATTGTATACAGATTACGAGAAAGTATATTCTAACTATCTTATGCATCATGGTGTCAAGGGTATGCGTTGGGGCGTTAAGCGCATGCTCCAAAAAAATGGGTAAACGCTATGATTCTGACGTAAGATGGCATGCTACTACTGGCGATAAGAAATATAATAAATCTATGTCAAAATTAATTGCAAAAGATAAAGCTCAGCTTATGGGTATGACAAATAAATATGAAATTAAGGCTAAACGATCTTTTGATTCGTCTAAATACGATAGATTACGTTATGGTTGGGATAACAATAAGGTCAATGCAAAAAGAGCTTCTAAAATTAGCGATAAGATGAATAAAGCTTTTGAAGAAAATAAAGGAACTCTTACTAAGCTTGCCGTTAATAAATCCAGAGCATATTCCGTGGCTGGAAAAACATTTTTAGCAGGAGCTGGAGCGATTGGCGCCGCAATGGCTATTAGTAAATTTGGAAATTCTAAGAATCAAAAGTTAATGGCTGTTGGCAGAAATCTTGCTATCGGTGGTCTTATCACTGCGGCTGGTAGTGGATATGCAGCACTCGCTGGTATGTACTATGGTGATAAACAGTTCGAGACCGAAGGCAATATTTACGCAAGAGTAAAGCGTTCTACTAGGGTATAGCATCGCGCCAAAAACACTTCATATAATGAAGGTAATAAACGTTTGAAAGGAGTTTGTTATGTTTAAATTCAAGTTTCCTGAGAAAAAGGATACTAATGAATCTATGTACGAAGGTGAGGTGATGTCACTTCTCGAAGCGTTGAGCGTTACGCCGTCTGGTACAGATGAGTACGATAAGTTACTTGATGAATTAAATTCGTTGATGGATGCTAAATCGAAGCAAGTTCGAAAGGGTCCAGATCCGAATACAATTCTGACAGTTGCTGGTACTGTCTTGCTTGGCGTGTTGATGCTCAATTATGAGAAGGCCGATGTCATTACATCCAAAGTGCTTGGATTGTTGGGTAAGATCAGGGCTTAATTGAAACGTAGCACTGATACGTACGTTTGTTAAAGAGAATATACCGTGTGTTTAATACATGCGGTATATTTTTTTTTCGCGTAGATAACTTCGCTTATAATGAGGTAGTAACCATTTATTGAAAGGGGTTATCATGAACGTAGAGAAAGTTAAGGAATTTGGAATCTATAATCCAGAAAAGATTTTATGGCCAGTTACTTGTTTAGAGTTTACAGGACTAATGTTTATTTGTGGAAAAATGCTTAGCATAATGAATTTAAAAGCTTGTAGCTTGATTTTTATTGGTGCTGGTTGCATTTCTGGAGTAGTTACAGGTTTCGAAATTAAGAATTGCGTTGATAGTTATATAGAATTTAATAAATAGACTACCACAAAGATATAGTGTGTTAAATACATGCTATATCTTTTTCGCATAATTTTCATCGCCTATAATGAAGTAGTAATCAACTAGTTTTGGAGGTTTATTATGGATATTACTAGAGACGATGTTATTGATGGTGTTAAAATCATCGGAGGACTTGTTGTTAGTATTTGTGCTAGTGAAGTTGCAGAAGCGGTTCTAGAAGCTGTTTTGCCGGCTCCCGTTAATCTTGTAGGGAAAATCGGTATTAAGGTTTTAGGATTTACCGCTGGTGCAGCTGTAGCTAGAGAATTCAACAAACAAGTCGACGAGTTTGTTAAGATCATCGATATGGTCAAAGAGGAACAAGAAAAGAATAAACAAAAAGCAGTTGCTAACTAGATTTAAAAAGATATTGTAGGATTAAAATCTTATGATATCTTTTTATCCTCGCATAAAAAAACATCGCCTATAATGAAGTAGTAATCAACTAGTTTTGGAGGTTTATTATGAATGTACGTCAGTATGTGTTTGGTGAAGCCGCTGTTGGAATGGCAATGGGTGGTGGCGCAACCGTTACAGCATGTGTTGGACTTCTCTGTTTAGCCACTGGGAAGTATGGACATGCTCTCGGAATGTTTGTCACCACTGGTTGCATTCTGTACACTGGTGCATTAGCTCATATTCAACTTACAGAAGAGCTGTTAGAAATTAATTAGTTACTAGAATTAAATATATAGCGTGTTGTAAAGACATGCTATATATTTCTCGCGTCAAAAACATGTCGTATAATGAGGTAGTAACCATTTATTGAAAGGGGTTATCATGAACGTAGAGAAAGTTAAGAAGTTTTCGGTTCAAAACGCTGGTCGAATTGTGAATGTTGCATTTGATTTGGCAATGGGAATTTACTGTGTTGGCATGGCAGCAGCTTGTATTAAAGCTGGTTATGAAGAGCCAAGTGTAGGAGTTCTAATCGTTGCTGGTCTAGCAATGGACGCAAAAGCCGGCGTTGAGACCGGAGCTCTTATTGAAGCTTATTCAGAGTTCCAAGAATAAATAGGCTACCACAAAGATATAGTGTGTTAAATACATGCTATATCTTTTTACATCGCGTGATTTTCATCTCATATAATAGAAGGAGAGAGGATTGGATTTAAAACTTTAGGTTCCCAATCTCGCTAGGGTTCCGCTGTGAAAGATCAGTTACCGTTTGTTAGCGACTCTTCTTCTATATTTTTTACCTCGCGTAATTTTCATCTCATATAATAGAAGGAGAGAGGATTGAAACATTACGTTTTCAATCTCACTAGGGCCACAAGATTAAGTTCTGAATGCCGTTTGTTAGTGACTCTTCTTCTATATTTTTACCTCAACTGGGCTTTTATAGTATTAAAAATATTTCTATAAAACACCAGTTATTTACAGTAGTTATAAAGCCATTTAAAACATGGTTTTTATTTTTATGAACAATTATAGCTTGAAAGGAGCACTATGAAGTACCAAAATTTGAAGAAGTTGCGAATTAGTCTTGGAATTACTGTCGGGAAGGCGGCAGAGGAGATGTTTGTCACACCACAGACTATTTGTAACATCGAAAGCGGTAGAACGGTTAAGGAATCATCACTGTTTTACTATGAACTGTATCTAAAGTATAAGAAAAAGTACATAGAGCATTATAAGGAGATGAACCAATAATGGATACTCTTGCTAAAATTGATAGATTTTTATTAGCTAATGAACTTCGCAACCTTGTAAGATTTCGTATGTATCGCGATTCTGATAGAGCCATATATAATCCAAAATATAAAATTGAAATTGATGATTCTTGTCCGTATTTTATTATACGCGAGCCATGGTGTGCAATTCCATATGACGATACTAATCGTAAATTCATATTGGTAAGCGAAACGCATGTACTAGAGATAGAGCGGTTTACACATAGCACACTCAGTATCAGATCGTCAAACTGTATGGATCCTTATAAATGGCACACATTTACATCATATTCAAACCCGAAGATGTTCTCTAGGATTCATACACTTTATGAAGCGTGCTTAAAAGAGTCTAAAAACTACAATTACGAAGAAGGGGCATATAACTACGAAAAATATGTTAGAGAAATTTAGCAATATCGATTAAAATGGAGAATAAAAATGGACTACGATATCTGCAGTCATATCTTACGCTGTGTTTATGATATTTTCAGAGATAACGGTCTATCTGAGTACACAATCAAGAAGACATATCTACAAATTCCAAACGATGATCGAAAAGTTGAAACATATATTATCAATTTCGGAAGTAGTAGAGATATTGTTCTGGCAAAGAATGTCAAATACGACGATAGCTTTGAGATTATCGTTAGAGACAAGACATCCAATGAGAAGTACCAAGCAACATTTTTAAGGTACTATTCAACAGTATTCTTTGATGTTTGCGAGGTTATTTTTAATTCTCTAAATGCTAGGAGCTAAAATGATTACTACAGATTACGACTTAGCTTTTTGTAAGCATGCATTACATTGTATTTATGATGAACTGATTGACGAGCAAGACATAGAATATTACTGTAATGTATATGGTAAAGATGCTTTATTTTGTTACGCTGGCGGATACCATATTTCGATAGTTATTTACAAAGGTCAAATTCGTTTTACAATTGATCGGTCAGTATCTAACAGATCTGTTGAATCGAGTTTATACGAATATGAAGATCCATCACTATATAAGCTATTCTCAAAAATCATTAAACTAATTAAGGATAAGTGTGATAAAAATGCTACCAAAACAAGATAACTTTCTAGATACGTTTATTGTTGATTTTTATTCTTCGACTAGTTTAAAAATCAAACCAATTGTTGGATGGGGTATTGTCGATAGTTTATCTTATGATATCTTGACCAGTAATTTTTGTGCGACTATAAAAATTTATGATGAATACACAGATGGGATTTTGCATAAATATATTGACGCACTTATTTCTTTTCAAACAGATGGTGGCGGAATTATTAGTTGTGAGCATAAATTTTATCCTAGGCATGGATATTATAATGCAATGGCCAGAATTTGTAGAGTATGTGGTTATATAGGTCTTCCAATTGAATATTTACCAGTAAGGAAACCACCAGTTTGTATGAATGGATTATATTATGTTTAAATACAATTTTAATAATGATAAATATCTCAAGTATGAATTAAAACGTTGCTTAGAATATGAGCCAATTGATACACTTGAAGATGTAGCATTCAAGCACTTAATGAATTCGATAGATTTTCTCAACGCTAGAGATATTAACATCTTAGTTGGATATTATCCTATATATAATTGTCTTGAATGTTATTTTAATTGGTCTACATTCGACATCACGTTCAAAATTTTCATTAACGGTTTTAATTATACCTTTGGCGATTTTTCATTAAAAGATAAAGAATCAGTACTATATCATAATGACAGTATTTCGGCACCTTCATTTATTCCATCAGCAGAATATTCTTTTTGTACTATTCTTACTATTATGGCTAAGAAATCATCAACCGGTGAAACTAAAAAGTTATGGGAGTAAAAATGAGCATGTACTATCTTAAAGACGATAAAACGTCTTCTGATATTTTAAAAAGGTGTTTTACAAAAACCGACATTGATTCTGATGATGATTCAAGATTCAAAGATTTAATGGCCAATATTAATTTCTTAGAGTCTGACAGCATCGTAGTATCGACAATGGTTAATTTGGTTAGCATGCAAAACTACGGAGAGCTGCACGACAAAAACTTTGACATATCTATGGAATTTAATTTTTATGATATGCAATTTAGCAAATTCAAAGTCGTGTATAAAGGAGCTCAGATTTATTATAGGGATAGAGTATTCTTTTCTATCGATACTTTATTTTTATATGCATTTTGTAATTGGTTGTTCCATCTATTTTTAGCGGATTTAGATGCTAATAATCGGACTAAAATAAAGGAGACTCTCGATGACTAATGACGATTCGGCTAATGCTTTGTTTATTATTAGTATTAAGCTAGACCTTGCATCTAATTTATATAAGACTGCTGGGGAGTTAGAAAAGATAAAAAACGCAAATGCTAAGAAAATGGTTGAGTCAATCGAACGGCTTGACAAACTATCCCCTAGCAAAGAAACAAAGGAGATGATAAACGAAGCTAAGAGATTAAATACGTATTTTGAGGATTATATTGCTAGCCTAAAGAAACTAGCGGACCTTTCTAGAGAATCAGTGATTGGAGATTAATTATGGCAAACCCACAGGACACTTATATTACATCATTTCTCGACAAATTTATTGACTCTACTGGTTGTAGAGATCTTTGCGTCGATCTATCTAAGATTGTAGATAGTGGATCACTCACAAAGGGATTCCAGCATGCAATCGATGGATTGATCAATACGGCGGTTAAAGAACGCATCAGGGAGTATACTATCGATAAGAAAGGAATTGTGTGCACCATTAAAGATCGAAATGATACTACTTTGTCATTTAGACGTGGTGTAGACATGTTCATCGTTGAGTATCTTGGGAACGGGGAGGCAGTTAGTCGAAATTTCAAGAACGACAACAATACTCCATATTATTTCATCATCAAGTATATTATTAATGCTATTGAGGAGGAATATCAAGATAAAATTGTTACCAAGATGATTAACTCTGGGGTGGAGGATCGAGATACATTGCTTTTTGCGGCTTCTGCATATTTTATTGGCGATTTCAAAGTCGTTGAAAAGTACAACAAAAGTGAGGATGGAAAGAATGTCAGATATATTCAGACCACACATTATGGTGCTCCGAACTATATGCTAACCACTCGAATAGAGATTCCAGAAGCATTAAAATTTACTGATATTACTTTTCAAGATGTTATTTCTGTAAGAGTTTCAGTATCTGTTGATAATTTTGATACTGGTTTATCTTTCTCAACGACTAATAAATATTCCAGTATTGTTACCAGAGCTCTACAGATTAGTAAAAAGAGCCTTGAATAGTCGGTGATATTTGTGAAGAAACTTGGTAAAGCAGTTCTTGCTGGCGGAGATAAGTATGTCGGTTATGTCTTTGATATTAAGAAAATTAATATGAAAGATCTAACGGCCGATATTGAATTTGATTTCGATGCCAACAAGACATTTTTTGATTATCCACCTAAGCTAACCGTACCGATGGAATGGCTCGTTCCTGAAGACAGAGCTTAGAGTTCGCGAAATTTTCATCTCATATAATAGAAGGTGTAGGCGTTCTTTAGAAAGGAAAACGATTATGAACGCATTGAACAAAGTGTTAGACCTAGTTAAGAAGCCTGTTGTTATTAACATTCTTAGCGCTGTAGGTGGAGCAGCACTTGCCATTATTGGTGGTAAGATGCTTCCAACCGCAAAAGCTTATTTGGATGCTAAGGCCGCAGACGAGCTACATTCTAACGCAGTTGATGATGTTGTTGTCGAGACTGTAGAAGAGCAGTAGCCTTCAGATCTAAGGAGAGTTGTAGAATCAGCTCTCCTTATTTTTTCTTTTTAGATTGGAGAATTTTCATGAAAAATGCAATTGATTTCCTAAAGTCACCTTGGATGCTTGTTATTGCTGGTATTGGATTATTGTATATTATGCTGTGGTCTTTCGCAATGTATTCGTCAGTCGCTCCAGAGAGACAGAGTGCACTTGTTGTTATCTCTGTCATTTATCTGATTTGTGCAGTATCTATCGCTCGGAATGAGAAATGTTTTTAGGAGTTTACCGTCTTATGAAAGATATTCAGTATCACTATGAGTATCTTTCTGACGGAGCTGATGCGGAGCGGCAACGTAAAAAATTCCTAAGCAAATTTAAACCGTGTAAACAAGATAAAGGTAAAGAAATAACTGCTTTTAAGACAGAGGCATACACCGACGTTAAGAAGCAGCATTTCACAATCCATATTCTTGGCGGGAGCGATGAATTTAAGTGTTGTGATAGTGATATTTTTGGAATTGATATAGTCTGTATGGACGTACCTATGACAATCTCTGTTAGAGATGTTAGTATGTACAATTTCTATATGGATTTATATCACAAATTTAATAAGTCTTACATGAAGACCGAACGAAAGGATATTTAACGATGTCAGATCAAGTGAATCATCCAGATCATTACACTCAAGGTGCGTTCGAGTGTATTGATGCTATGCTGGATACACAGGGAGTACAAGCAGTACAAAACTATTGTATTTGTAATGCATTCAAGTATATTTGGAGGCACAATCTAAAGAACAACGATCAAGATATCCGGAAAGCTAAGTGGTATATTGATAAGTATTTGGAGCTTTCAGAATCACATGACGAAAGGTGTTTTAAAAACGAAAAAGATGGCAATTATGTGACAAAATATTTTTTCGGTAAGGTAAACAATGACTAAATCAGTATACGATTTCAAAGGATATATTGTCGTTCCTAGAGAGTATATTCATCTTGTTCTTCCTTGGTTTGCTCGTTGGTTTTCAGACTCTATCGGTGGTAAATACAATAAGGAAGAGACTGCTTGCGCATATTTATTGGATTGGGCAGACGCTGAAGAAGACGAAGTAATTCAAAAGATGCGTTTGTTTGAAGCACATTACGGTGCTAGTTATGGACTTTTTACAAAAGAAAGTGGTGAATTGGTATGAAGAAGTACGGTTTTTTCAATTTCCTGTTTGATGTGATTTTCGGTATTATCACATGTGGACTTTGGTGGCTTTACCTCGTATTCCGTCATTTTTCAAGCAGGTAATTCATGTTCAAACGAGATTCTGCATTTTTGAAAGATGGACAAATTATTTTGTTCCCTGGAGAGAAGCCAACAGACTATATTAAGAAGGATCTTCCAGAGTGGCCAACTATATTTGGATTGTACGGACCAGAGAATATTATTAGAAAAATAATCAAGGTGTTTAAATCTAATAATGTTAAACATAGTCCAACTCCAAATAAAGTTTCCGCTCATAAGTCAAGAATTCTATTTTTCACTAACGATGTCGAATCGGTTGTAGACTTGATTTATGGCATGGAAGACTTTGATATTCCTATTATTCTTAAGGATTATAGTTTGGCTTGGCCAATTATTGAAGAAAGCGAGTAGTTATGAATGTACTGAACGCATCAAAACAATTCCTAACTAAGAATTCCACAACAATTCTTATGGGACTTGGTGCCGTAACGGCTGTTAGCTCAGTTGCTATGGCAATTAAAGAAACACCAAAAGCAATTACAAAGATGTACGAAAAAGCTAAGGAGATTGATCCAGATACTCCAATTGAGTCGGTTCTATATCCTAAGACTGATTTGTATGACAAGATCGGTTGGAAAGAAACACTTAAATCGACTTGGAAGTGTTATATTCCTACAGTATTACTTGCTGGTACATCTTTGACTTGTTTCTTCGCAGCAATGCATATTACAAGCGGTAAAGTTGTTGCACTTTCGTCTGCTGTAGCTGCAAGTCAGCAAATTGCTGAGAAATATCAACAAGAAGTAATTGATATTATCGGTAAGGACAAAGAGCGAGATATTAGAAAGAAAGTTAACGAATCTAATATTTCTGAGACTCCAGTTCCTAGTAAATCCGGACTAGTTGTATTTGGTTCCGGAGACACTTTGGTATTTGACGAGGTTTCTGGACGATATTTCTTGTCTGATAAAGAGTCAATCCGCACTGCTATGAACGATTTTAATCAGCAAGTAATTTGGGGATCGACACAAGATCTAAATGATTGGTACGACGTTGTTGGTCTTGAACAAATTACAATTGGTGAGTATCTCGGATGGAATGCAGACCGATTGATGGATATTTCATTCGATAGTATGATCGCTCCAAATGGAGAACCATGTATCGTTCTGAATTATCTTGTTCAGCCTTCTGTAAACTTTAAGAAATAGATTGGATATTTTCATGGCAGAGAGAAAGATTAATACTCAGGAGAAAGACTCGGCAGGAGTTCCAGTATATCCTGGGAACAGCACAGTAGCTAAAGAAGCTCCAACAACTAGCAATGCTACGGACGAGCGAAAGAAAGTAGAGAAAATTGCTGATGGAAAGGTAAAGAAACCTTCTCTTTGGAGTAAAGTAAAGTCAAATCTCTTTAATAACGACGATAACATCGGAGATTATTTGGTATTTGACGTCTTTATTCCCGCAGCAAAGAATGTTATTTCTGATGCTATCACTGGAGCGATCCAAATGCTTCTTTATGGAGATAACAGACGACCAAATGGCGTAAACCGAGACAGAAGTCGTTCAACTTATACTTCGTATGGAAGATATTATGATCGAGACAACCGACGTGAAAGGGAAGAGCGTAGAAATCCACGACAAGTAAATCCTAGATCAGTTCTTGATTATGACAATGTTGTAGTCGATACGAGACGTGAAGCAGAGCTTGTATTGGCACAAATGGATGATCAAATTGCTGTGTACGGAATGGCTACTCAAGCTGATTTCTATGACGCTCTTGGACTCGATACTGAGTACACTGACAACAAAGTTGGTTGGAAAGATCTTAGGAATGCTCAAATCGAGCGTCGTAGAGATGGATATGGATTTATTTTACCACGTCCAGAGTATATTGATTAAAAGGAGAATTAAAATGCTTGATTCTATTCTTGCTGGTATTATTGCGTCCGGTCTTACGCTGTTCGTAGACCACATTTTCAATCCTAAGATTAATATCCCAGCGAGCAACTTCTACGTTGATATGTATCGAGTAGACTCTGATAATCTCAATGATATTCTTGACTCATGTATGGACGTCGAAGACGAACAAGAGAAGAAACAAAAAGGTCCTTCTAATGAGCAAGTATAACCAAGCTTATCGTATTTGGAGACAAGAGGAGAATAAACCGGTATGGTACGCTGTACTGGTTTACCTCCAACTTATTAGGAATCCAACATTTGATATTATCTGCTATCGACTCGGCATTAAAGATTAACCAATTCATTTTTCAAAGGAGACTGAAATGAGCACTAAAACCGTTCCAAATGCTAAACTCGATATTTGTAATGCTACTCTTCGTCATATTTCTAATCTTAAAGATGCAATTATTAATAACTTCTTTAATGATTTCTTTCATGAGTTTTCAGATATTGAAAAGCAATGCTATAAGTATGACGACTATGTAAATACTCATTCGGATCCAAATTCTGTTTGGTATTCTTCGTCCGCCATGCTAGAGTGTCTTTCTGATATCGAGAAGTATATATTTTCTAATGATCTGTTAGGAGTTACATACAGTATTTATACTCTGGAAAGTATGGTTAATGCTGCAATTGACTCTATCAACGAAGATAAAAAGGAAAAGTAACATGACTTTCACTGAATCCCAGATGCGTGAATGGGTAACTAAAGCGTACGGTGGAAGATTCTGGCCGGACAAAGTCAAAAAGATGTCGTATGAGCAGGTAGTCGCCATATTTACACGTCTCCGCAAGTCAGGGAAAATCCCTGTGTAATTTCGCGTCAAAAACATGTGCTATAATAGAAGGGGAAAGACCTTAATGAAGTTTTAAATAACTCGCTAAGGTCCCTCCTTCTATATTTTTTCGTAACTGTTGTTCTATGTTTGAAGGGAAATCAAAATGAGTATTCTGAACAACGTAACAAAGTTTGCCGGAAGGGCTGGTCTTGTTATTTCTAAGCACAGTCCAACAATCCTCACAACTGTCGGTGTCGCTGGTTTTATTGGTACAGCAGTGCTTGCTTCTCAAGCAACTCTAAAAGTCGGCGATATTCTCGACGAGGGTAAGGATATTGAGAGTAAGATCAAGGGTGTACACGAAGGTAAGCTAAAGATTAAGCCTGGCGAGACATATTCTGAGGAAGATTACAAGAAGGATCTTATTCTGAATCGTGTTCAGACAGCACTGAAGATTGGAAAGCTTTATGCTCCTGCTATTCTTGTTGGTATTGCTAGTACCGCTTGCGTACTTGGTGCTCATCATATTCTATCTAAGCGCAATGCTGCTCTGGTGGCTACTGCCTCTATGCTTACTGAGTCTATTAGTAAGTATCGTGAGAGAGTCGCTAAAGAACTCGGAGAAGAAGTAGAGGATGCTCTTTATCACGGAGTAGAACTCAAGAACGAAAAGAAGAAGGTCAACAAGAAGACCGTAGAGGAGACAACAGTTGCTCCAGAGAACGGCGTCGATACTTCCAACATGCCTTCTATTTATGCTCGCATTTTTGATGAGTATAATCCTAATTGGTCTAAGTCTCCGGAAGAGAATCGTTATTTTCTCCAGTGCGCACAGTCAATGTTCAACGATCAGCTAAAAGCTAAGGGTCACGTATTTCTAAATGATGTTTATGAGACTCTTGGATTCGATAAGACGCCTGCTGGACAGGTAGTTGGCTGGGTTTACAACAGTGACAACGGAGATAATTTCATTGACTTTGGCATTTTCGACACCGCATCAAATCCTGTAAGGACACGCTTTATCAATAGTGAGCAGCCTTCTGTTCTTCTTGATTTTAATGTCGATGGTGTTATGTACGATCTTATTTGAGGGCAAAGAGGATTAAATGCTGTTGGATCAGGTATATATGAAGAGGATATTCTAAACTATCCTGGGATTTATACCTGTCCAATCTAATTTTGTTTGAAAGGAGTTACAATGAACAATAAAGTACTAGTCGTAGGATCGCTTGTGGCCGTTTCTGCGCTGTCTTGGTTTGCTTCTAAGGCATATTACGATGATAAGCGTAATCACGAAGTAGAGAGCCTTAGAGAGATTCTAAAGACCACTGAAAGGCATATTCATGCTCTTCGTGATGAGATTAATTCTCTAAAGAGTAAACTTAGTGAGGATAAGCCCGTTGAAGAGACTAAAGAAGATTCTGATATTCATTCTGAAGAGACAGCTGAGACTGAATCTGAGGATATTCCAGATGAGCGAGAGAATATTTCTTACCGTTCAACTGGTAATTACACAGATTATTCAAAGTATTACAAACCCGGCGTAATTAAGATTCCTAATATTCGTGTTGGTTGGGAGACAGTCAACAATGATATTAAGGTTCCTTATGAAGAGCCAGGACCAATTACTGAGGACGAGTTCTATGAAGGCGCTAATGAAGATGACTGGATTAGGACAACATATTCATTCTACGCTGGAGATCGTGTACTTCTGAACGAGCATGATATTCCAGTTGAGCAGCCAGAGGAACTTCTTGGTAAGGAATTCTGGAAGTATATTGGTGAGATTGATCCTGAAGAGAAGGAACTTGCTTGGTATCGTAATGCTAATGTGCACTTGCTTGCTGAGGTTATTGAGTACGATGCATATTACTATGACAACGAGACTCATAATCCAAGCTTAGAAGTTGATGACGAAGTCGACACTATCGATCCAGCAGAGCTAGAGTATCCAGAGGACGACGAAGACGATATTGATGAGTCTGAAGAAGTCAGCGATGCTACGGACGACGATGAAGATGACGGAATCACTATCAATTAACTAAAGACTATATTTTGAATAGAGAGGTGGTGAATTGACAATTGCCCACTAAATCTAAAAAGAAGAGAGGCATGAGTATTACTGCCATGTCTGAATTGTATTTCAAATGGCTCACCAATCATATTGATTACGATAATGAAGACGATGAGTTGTTTATTTATGATTTATTTCTCTGCGAGTTTAGATGGATTCATCCGAATGATGTAAATCGTAAGATGGACGCGTTTGAACTTCGAAGAGATTTCTCGATTGATGAAGGATTGTACTATTCTGAGTATGAGACTTTCAAATCTGTTAAACCTAATTGCCTTGAGGTACTAATTGCTCTCGCACAGCGAATTTCTGACGATATTTTGGATGAATGTGAGAGTGGCTATGGTACGGACGGATGGTTCTGGGAACTAGTCAAAATCTTTGGTTTGAGGCGTACAAGATTGCCCAAAACATTCAAATATTTTGAATTAACAAAAGAGTTCCAAAAAGGTAACATTTCGTCCAAAAAGGTAACAAAAAGGTATCAAAAAGGTAACAAAAAGGTAACAGATTTGGAGATTTGGTATCAAATTGCAGACTACGTAAGTAATTTTTATGACATGGAAGATGACTACATCGATTGAAAAAAGTAACATTTGTTACCTTTTTGAGCGATTTTGTTACCTTTTTGTTACCTTTTTGGGTAATTTGAAGGTATACGATTTCCATGTTGACCTGCGGTTTGTTACCTTTGTTACCTTTTTCTTAATATAATTTATATTTTTTATAAAAATATACTATATTACAAAAATAAAAACTATTTTGGAAATTTTTGGTAAAAAGGTAACACATTAAAAATATTTGAATCAAGGTATGAAAAATATTTTAACGTCAGAAAGGAGGCAAAAAGTGCAATTCTTCAAAGTCAGAAAGAAGCTAGATTCAAAGAAAAACACGTTGGATATTTATCCAGATTTCTGTGTTGGACGTTTTGACGATTTTATGGTTCGCGGCAGAAATTTCTATGCTGTCTGGTGTCCAGGAATCGGTTTGTGGTCTCAGAACGAATATGACGTTCAAAAGATTATTGATGACGAGCTTCAAGAATACTACGATAAAGTAGAAGGAAGATTCGAAGCCGATATTCATGTCGGATGGGCAACATCTTACGGTTCTGGATCTTGGAGAAATTACAACAGATGGGTAAAAGATCTTCCAGATAATTTCCATCAGTTGGATACTAAGGTTATTTTCTCTAACACAGAAGTCACAAAAGATGACTATGCAACGAAACGTCTTCCATATTCTCTTGAGAAGGGTCCAATTGAGAATTACAATATTCTGATTGATACTCTTTATGATAAGAATGAGAGACAGAAGATTGAGTGGGCTATTGGATCGGTTATTTCTGGCGAAAGTCGAGACATTCAAAAGTTCTTAGTATTTTACGGCGAGACTGGAACTGGTAAGTCAACAATCATTAATATTATTCAGAAGTTGTTTGAAGGATATTATGTGACGTTTGACTCTAAAGCTCTTGGAAGTAACAGCGATCAGTTTGCCGCAGAGGTATTTAAGAACAATCCAATAGTCGGAATTCAACACGATGGTGATTTATCTAGGATCGAGGACAATACAAGAATCAATTCGATTACCTCCCATGAGGAAATGTCTGTCAATGAGAAACACAAATCTCGATACACGACTAGGATTGATTCATTTTTGTTCATGGGTACAAATAAACCTGTCAAGATTACTGATGCACAGTCTGGTATTATTCGACGTCTTATTGATGTCCATCCTTCTGGAAGAAAGTTGTCTCCAGATAAATATTTTGAGATTGTGCGTAAGATTGATTTTGAATTAGGAGCAATTGCCCAACATTGTCTTGATGTATATTCTACTCTTGGAAAGAATTATTATTCTGGTTATCGTCCAATTGACATGATGTTCAAAACTGATGTATTCTTTAACTTTGTCGAGTCTTGTTATTTTACATTCGAGAAACAAGATGGATGTACTTTGAAACAAGCATACGATATGTATAAAGACTACTGTGATGAATCCCTTGTCGAATACAAGATGCCAAAGTATAAATTCAGAGAAGAGCTTAGAAATTACTTTAGACACTTTGATATTTCAACTCGTGTTGAAGGTAAACAGGTAAAGAATTACTATACGGGGTTCTTAACCGATAAATTTACTAATGCAGCTACAGTTGATAGTAGTCCAGAAGAGTTAGATGTACTTACACTTGATAAGACTGAGTCCATATTTGATCAGAATTACACTCAGTCAAAAGCTCAGTATGCTACTAAAGCTGGAACTCCAACAAAGAAGTGGGATAAAGTCACTACAACGCTTGGTGATATTGACACTTCGAAGTTGCATTTTGTAAAGGTGCCAGAGAATCATATTGTGATCGACTTTGATCTAAAGGGTCCTGATGGTGATAAGTGTGCAGAGTTAAATCTTGCTGCCGCTAGCAGATGGCCAAAAACATATGCCGAGTTTAGTAAGAGTGGAGCTGGTATTCATCTTCACTATATTTACGATGGCGATGTTAATAGGTTGAGTCGTCTTTACGATGATGGAATCGAGATCAAGGTATTTTCTGGTAATGCTTCTCTGAGAAGAAAGCTGTCATACTGTAATGATTTACCAATTGCTCATATTTCAAGTGGCCTCCCCCTTAAGGAGGAGAAAGTGATTAATTTTGATAGAGTAAAGACTGAGAAACATATTCGATCTCTCATTGCCAAGAATTTAAGAAAAGAAATTCACCCAGCAACAAAGCCAAGCGTCGATTTTATTGCTGAGATCTTAGATGAGGCATATTCTTCTGGTGTTGTGTATGATGTTACTGACATGCGAAACAAAGTATTGACATTTGCTATGAATAGCACAAATAATGCTGAGTATTGCATGAAAGTAGTTTCTAGGATGCACTTCAAGTCTGATATTACAGCAGAAGACATGACAAAACCAGATGAGAATGATGGTAAGATTGTATTTTATGACGTTGAGGTATTTCCTAATCTGTTCCTAGTTAACTGGAAGTATATGGATTCTGGGGATACTTGTGTCCGAATGATTAACCCAACACCTCAAGAGATTGAGGAACTGTTTAAATTTAAACTTGTTGGATTTAACAACCGAAGGTACGACAACCACATTCTGTATGCTCGATATTTGGGATACAACAATGAAGAGTTGTATAATCTCAGTCAAAAGATTGTAAGCGGCCAAAGCAAGAACTGCTTATTCTCTGAAGCATATTCTCTGTCGTACACCGATGTTTATGACTTCGCTTCTGCTGCCAACAAGATGAGCTTGAAGAAGTGGGAGATTAAACTTGGTCTACACCACAAAGAGCTTGGACTTCCTTGGGATCAACCAGTAGATGAAAAAGACTGGCAGAAAGTAGCAGAGTACTGCGATAATGATGTTATTTCTACAGAAGCCGTATTCAAACATCTGTCAGGTGACTTTGCTGCGAGACAAATTCTGGCATCATTAGCTGGAATGTCAGTAAACGACTCTACTAATCAACTGACAACCAAGATCATATTTGGTAATGATAGGAATCCTCAGAGTGAGTTTATTTACACAGATCTCAGTAAGGAGTTCCCTGGTTACAAATTTGAGAACGGTAAGAGTTCATATCGTGGTGAAGATCCAGGAGAAGGTGGCTACGTATATTCCAATCCAGGAATGTATACAAATGTAGGACTGTTTGATATTATTTCAATGCATCCAGCATCTATCGTAGCGCTTAACTTATTTGGTGACAAGTACACCAAAGTGTTTAAAGAGCTAAGAGAAGCAAGGGTTTATATTAAACATTCTGCTTGGGATGCTGCTAGAAAAGTTCTAGGTGGCATTCTTAAACCATATATTGATGCTTTAGAGAGCGGTAATGCTTCATTTACTGCTAAAGACCTAACACAAGCGTTAAAGACAGCTATCAATTCTGTTTATGGTTTAACCTCAGCGGCATTTGACAATAAATTTAAAGACCCGAGAAACATCGACAACATTGTCGCAAAGCGCGGTGCTTTATTTATGATCAATCTCAAACACGAGTGCGAGTCAAGAGGTTGGACCGTTGTTCATATTAAGACCGATTCTATCAAGCTTGCGAATTGTACAAAAGAGATGGAAGATTTCGTAGTAGAATACGGAAAGAAATATCAGTATGATTTCGAGCACGAAGCGACATACGATAAGATGTGTATTGTAAACCAAGCAGTTTATATTGCTCACGAGTCCTATGGTGAAGATGAGGGAAAGTGGACAGCAACAGGAGCACAGTTCCAACACCCATATGTGTTTAAGACTTTATTTTCTAAAGAGAAGATCGAGTTTAAAGATAAATGTGAAACCAAAGCAGTTCAAAAGGGTGATATTTATCTTAACATGAATGAAAGTCTTCCCGAGGGATCTAACTCATATTCGTTTGTTGGAAAAGTTGGAGAATTTGTTCCAATTAAATCTGGTTGTGGCGGCGGTATTCTAGTTAGAAGGAATGGCGATAAGGATTATGCTGTTTCCGGAACAAAGGGATATCGATGGCTAGAAAGCGAAACTGTCAAAGAGTGTTCTAAAGAAGACGATATTGATCTCGAGTATTTTAGAGCTCTAGTCGATGAAGCAGTTTCTGATATTTCTAAGTATGGTGATTTTGAGTGGTTCGCTTCGGACCAACAAGAGTTACCATGGTGTGATAAAGAAAACAAAGATTGTTCTAAATGTAACGATGCACAATGCATCCATAACGAAAGGAAGTAACAATGGCTTACGAAAATCTTAATCTTGAGGGTGTAAAGGTTATTTTTAGGAACTTTGAGGGAAGACCTTCAAAGTATAATCAGAAGGGTTCTCGTAATTTCTCTGCAATTCTGACCGATGACGACGCAAAGCGAGCAGAGGATCTCGGATTTAATGTTAGGTATCGTCCAAGTCGTGACGAGGGTGAGCCTGATATTCCAACACTTGCTGTTTCTCTTAGCTATGATAATTTCCCACCAAATATTTATACTGTCGTAACAACTTCTGTTAATGGTGTAGACCGCCATAAGAAAGTTCTTATGAATGCTGAGACAATTGGCATGCTTGACTATGCTGATATTATCAATTGTGATATTACAATCCGTCCATATCATTGGGAAGCGAATGGTAAGACTGGTGTAAAGGCATATGTTAAGAACATGTATGTCAATATTATGGAAGATCCATTCTATGCTAAGTATTCTGATGATATTTCTGAAGAGAGTGGAGAAGTAGATGGCGGAGAGGATATCCCATTCTAGGGTGAATCTCTACGACTATCAAAAAGAAGCACTAAAGAAGCTTGGTTCTGGCTCCGTCTTAAACGGCGGAGTCGGATCAGGCAAATCTATAGTTGCAATTGCATATTACATGTGGAAAGAATGTAATTGTATTTTTGATAGCGATGGAAACATAGAGAAGCTGAGAACTCCGAAAAACTTGTACATAATTACACCAGCAAAGAAACGTGATAGTCACGAGTGGGATTCAGAGCTGTTGCCATTTTTGTTGAAGGCTGATGATAGATCTTTTTATGGGACCAACACTACCATAGATAGTTGGAACAACATATCCAAGTATGTTGACGTTAAAGATGCTTTCTTTATTTTCGACGAGCAGAGAGTCGTTGGATATGGCAAATGGAGTAAGTCTTTTTTAAAGATCACATCAAACAATCATTGGATATTGTTAAGTGCAACTCCTGGCGATGTTTGGATGGATTATTTACCGGTTTTTATAGCTAATGGTTTCTATAAGAACAAAACTGATTTTATTAGAAAGCATGTTGTGTATAAACGGTATGCCAAATTCCCACAAATCGATTATTACATCAATGAAGATAGATTACAGCATCTAAGAG